TCTCTTCTCTTCCATGAATCTTTGTTGAGATTGTAATAGTTGTTGTAATCTCATCAATGTGTCATATCCAGTTAGTATAACTTTTGGATTTCCACCACGTACCCATAGTCTTTGGAATATATCATCAAGTTGGTCAAGAGATAATGTTCTCCTTTGAGCATCTGCTCTATCAGCACCACAGTCAACTTCAGCATTGGACCATGAGTTTGCACTTCTGTCTATGCTGTATATATCTAAGTCATTTGCACCACAGTGGTCAGTTCCTGCTGTACCACCAGTTTCCATAGTAGTTAATCCACCGGAAGCACCACCATCTGCACCAGTAATTCTATCAAGAGATTCATAGTTATTACCTGCTACGTTTTCGCTGTCGTCTAATAACATTCTATTGATTGATTCTGCGTGATGTTTACCCATTTCTTCTTTAAGAACTGAGCGTATATCTCCCATTCCGTCATCCTTGTCAGCAAGGAAGATAGCAGTTTCAGACATATCGAATGTATGAGCGATTGTCTTTGGTTTTGCTGCTATGTGCTGGAATGTTGGCCTTTGTGTGTCTGGTAATGTTGAGTTTTCCGCAACTCCACCAAGTGAAGAACCAGTGGTAGCATCTGAAGGCTTGCCAGTTATAACACGCCATCCTGACCTATCCCAAGGTTTCTTTGGTAGAATTGAGAAAGCGTTGAACTCTTGGTTCAATTGAGACCATACTTTGCGTCCATAAATTGCTTGGTATGTACCAGCAGTTGTAGACAACATTGGGCTGTCGCTTTTCAGTAGTTCACTACCGGAGTATGAGTAACCCATTGCGTTACCCGCACCATAATAGTATCGTTCCATATCAGTTATTGTTCTTACGTAATTTCTTGCCATTTTATTCACTCTCCCTCAAAGACTCGACCTGCGAGTTGATGTACTTCTTCCCAAGACATTTGTGCTAGGTCAGAAGTTGATGGAACTTCATGTTGTGGTTCAGCAGATTTTTGTAGTGTTTCTCCTACTTCTGCTGGTGTACCAATATTGTCAATTCTTTCTGTAAGTAAAGAAATTGCTTTTTGTATATCATATAGAGGACCACGAGAATCAAAAGCAGCGGCTTCAGCCTTTGCTATTTCTTCTGTGCGTTCTGCTTGATATCTCTTTGCGAATGTATCTTCTAAAGAACCACGGAACTCGTTTTCCAAAGCAGCGGCTTTGTAAACTTCATATGCCGCTTCTACATCAGAAGTATCTAAATCCATAGGGTTCAAGAAATCAGATTTCTTTACATCTCCACCACTGTTAAGTTTAGGGATTGCTCCTGTGGATGGGTTTCCACCTTCTTGTTGACGTAGAGGTGCTTGTCCACCATTAGTTACGTCACTATTTTGCAATTCACCGGGTGTTGAACCCATGTTTTGTTTTGCAACTGAATCACCATCAAAGTGTGCTCTTGCTTCAACTGTATCAACACCAGCACTCTTTAGTGTGTCTTCCATCCAATTTAGGTAATCGGATGAAATAACATCAGAGTATTCTGTATCTGATTTCTTAGCATCATCTTTGTCTTTGGATTCTTTCTTGTCATCCTTGCCTTCATCTTTTTTATCTTCAAGGAAAGCAGGTTTTTCACCTTTTTCCATTGAGTCAAGACGGGTCTCTAATCGTGAGAGCACGTCGGTCATTTGGTTCATTGTGTCATCTTCTGTCATTTTTTTCACCTTATTTTGTTCTTTTGTATCTTCCTTTAATATTCTAAATGTTGCTTCAGGGTTTATTCCTTTTTCACAAATTGTGATTTCGTGGAGTTCGAGTTTGCTGATTTCTTGATAATCGCCATGTTTACGGTCTGATTTTCTGACTCGTTTGAATGCCTGTCCACCTATACTAAAGCCGCGTAATGCACCTTTTCGTATTTCGGCAGCGACTTCTTTGGCTTTTTCGATGTCGTCACGTAGTTTTATTACTACAAACATTCCGACATCATCCACTTCGCTTTTCCACAACCTCCCTTCGCTATCCGTATAATTTGGAACTACATCTCCGACTTGTATATTGGAGTGTGCCAACTGCACATTCCTATAGGATGGATTTTGCATAAATTTTCTAAATCCATCTTTTAATGCCCCTTGTGTTATTAAATCGCCTTGTTTGTCTACTAGTTCAACACTAGCGTATCCAGCGACGACAAGTTCATTCCCTGCTTTAAGCAAACTGATAGGTTCATCAGAAGGTTTGTACTGTAGTCTCGGCTGCACACTAATTCCTGTTTGGCTTGTTATGTTACTTATATGAAACGGTTCAGTAAGTGTCTAAATCTTCTTCTATTTCTTTATCATTTTCTTCGGAAATCTTCATTTTTTTATCTCTACCGGGGTATTTTTCAGGTTTTTCCATGTCTTCACTAGGTCTTTCTAACATATCCCAGTCAGGCATGCTTTCTTCAGAAGTTAAACGAGTAGGTCCACGAGGGCTTTCTATCTGTCCACCTACGTCAATTCCTAACCCTCTACCAGCCATATTACTATTGGCTTTCTCTAAAACATCTAATGCTCTTGCTATCAACTCTAATGTCTTCAACATCTGTTCTCTTTTTGGTTTCATTATTCTGGATTCATCATCAGCATCAATAATACCTGCACTTTCAACTTCAACTTTTTCATCATTAGGTTTACTCGGCATGTCCATATTCACTTGAGATATAGGACGTTTCTTTTTTTCTGCTTTCCACATCTGTTGAAATGCAGGTTGCCAATAACTCTCCAAACTTTTGGCTAAAGTTATAGGATAATCATCTTCGTATAATGAACCTAGTGTACTTTTAGGATTTAAAACGTCTATCAACACACCATCATCTAAAATTTCATATTTTACAATGTCATCAGTAAAATGTAATATAAAATGATTATTTTCAATTTCCATACCAAAAGGAATATGATAATCATCATAAGATTTAGTCATCATAATCCATTTAGGGTGTTTTTCTTCTCCTTTCATGTAAGTAGATTTAGCATCTCTTAATAATATTCTTTTATCTTTGTTATCTGATAATAAATCTTGAACTGCATTTTCAAGCCCTTCTTCATCTGTGATTTTTAAAGTGGAAGGACCAAGTACATTAATAAAATTATGACTTTCAAATTGACCTCTAAGTAATTTCATTCTATCTCTAGTATCTAAATCAGTTACATCTGTACCATCATAATGCATTACATCGTTAATAAAAATACCTTCACTATTCATAACAGCGTCTATAACATAGTTTTTATTTGTTATTTTCCTAAAATATTTATCTATCTCACTATAACTATCCACCCTTTGTGCGTTTTCATCACTTAAAGTAATTCTATTTCCTGCTCTTTTTACTTTCAATCTTTTACCATCTTCTTGTATAGAAACCACCCATTCACCAGTGAAACCTCTTAATTGCTCAATATCTGATACTTTGAATATTTTATGTAAAGGTTCTATTAAAGGCATTTCTACAGGCAATTGTGCTTTAGCCATTAATGTTGCATCACTATACATAGGGTCATCAGTTTCAGATGTTGTATAAGGATTTTCATGCACTTGTGAAGATGTTTGGTCGCCTAAAACAACATTTGTATTAAATTGATGTTGTTCTTCACCTAATACATATGGATAAACAGTAGCAGGTGGTGGAGCAAAAGCACGTCTTGTCGCGTAATCACCTATTTCCATGTTACCTTCTTTAGAAAACTCAAATGCGAAGTTTGCTTGTGCATCTTTAATTTTACTTACTTTTCCTACAATACCACCACCACTATATACAGTTGAAACAGTTCTACCTTTCTGTTCATGATGTGGATGAATTTCTACTTCACCTTGTGTAAAACTTGGTCTAGTTATTGTTTTTTCATCTGTTGGGTTGGCTAGTTTTTCATCATAATCACCATCATAAACTATAACACTGTCTAACATGTTATGTAAATTGTCTTTATGTTGTTTTTTACCTACATTCATCCCACTTCCTATTTCACCATTCTTTTCATACACTAAGCCATAATCATCTTTCAATGTAGCAAATTGTGCACTCTTTGGAGAAATATCCATTTTTCTGTGTAATTTTCTTATTTGATTGTATAACGGGCTAGTTCTATAGTGTTCATTTCTTATTTTAGTAGGATTTGGATGTAAATCAAAAGAACCACCTATTGCTGATTTACCCCTTGTTAATTTTTTAGGTTGCATGTCAAATAACATATTACCATCCTCATCTCTTATTAAATTACCAAATTCATCTCTTTGAGGTATTTTTTCTAAAGTAGGTGGTACTGCTTGTGATGCTTTCCTATAATGATTTGCAAGTAGTTCTTGACGTTTTTTGGAACTATCAGTGTTATTCCAACCATCTTCATAGATTTGTTTCCCATTTTCATCCATCATTTGTTTTCCATTTTCATCTAATTTAGGTATTTTTGAAAGATTTGGATGCTTGGCAAGTAACTGTCCTAAAGTCATAACTTTATTGTTTTTACTAATATGACTTTTTATTAATTCTTGAGCATACATTAAGTTTTTTGGATTGAGTTCTAAACCAAGTTTTTCTACTAAATTCTGTGCAGTTAAATTAGAATTGCCATGTTCATCTTCACCAAAATCATTCAAACCAACTCCATGTTGACTCATTGTTTTTTGTATATCGCCATGATGACCTTCACCCGTTTTACTAAGTTGTTGCATTGTCTGCGATGTACTTTCACCTATTTTACTACCATAACTTTTCAAATTATGCACTTCATGGGGTACAGTTAACAATCCAACTTCCGCATCATGTAATAATTGAGCCATGTTAATTTTAACTTGGTGTGCTCCAACTACCTCTGCATTGAAAGCATCAGGAAATTTTTCAAGAACTTTAGGTAATAAATGTTCTTTTGCAAAATCTAATTTAGCATGTTCGTCTCTCGTTCGACCTTCTTCTTCATGTTTAAAACGAGTTTGTTCTGCTCTAAAACTATCAGAATAATGTTTATCTTCTATTATGTTTAATTGATTTTGTACATGATTTATTCCTTCATCTAACTCTTTTAATCTATTTTTTTCAAAAGCATTTAACGGCTTATAAACACTAGTATTTCTACTATAATCATCTATTGGTCCTTTGTCATAATTCTGTTGTGTCGAACCAGTTTTCTCATATTCTAAACCTTCTGAATCTCTTCTAGTTTCTAATTCTAATTTTTCTACTTTTAATTTTTCTAAAAGAGCACTAATATCCCCAACAGTACCTTTTTCCGTTTCCATATTTGGCGATTGTGTAAAATCATGCATCCTATTCGCA